ATTCTTTTTCCTTAAAAAAGAATATCTGTGCAGTTTAGATATTCCTATCAATCAGGTAGAAGAGTTTCATGAAAGCGGCTACTGCGAATACAATAATTTTATTCCGCAGATTCGTATACCTATTCCATATATTAAATTGTGGAATTATAATACAATGATTAAAATCGACGACAAAGATTTTAAAGCCACAAATCCAGGCGTATGGTCCCATAGCCTGCATAAATTAATGGACCGAGAACAGTTTACAGACTGGTCACAATATAAAAACGACAAGGTGATAAAATGATTAATTCAAAAATTACAAAACAGGCGGCCCAAGAAACCTCCGAACAAAAACTTTTTAAATTACTAGAAAGTATTGACTGGAAGCTATGGGAAATGTATAATATGTTGAAAGACAATTTGCCAAAGCAACCTAAGACAACAAAAAGGAAAACTGAAGAATGATTAAAGAAAATACAGTTGTTAGCTTAAAATTGCTAACTGGTGAAGAAGTATGCGGAATGTTCATTTCTGAAGATGCACAATTAGTAAATCTAGATAAACCATTTAGATTAATTCAAAGTGAGAACGGATTTGGATTTGTACCTATGATGGTTACTACTGATCCTACACTACCGCATTCTGTTTTTAAATCTTCTATTGCAGTAATTACTCCTACATTCAAAGATATTGTTGAACAATATGATTTAGCAGTTAGTCAAATTCCCGAAGCACAAGCTCAGGTAAAGTCAGCTACTAAAGTTAATGCTACTGCACAACCTTCAACTAAAAAATCAAAACTTAAGGTTTAATGATGAATGATGTATCAATGATTTGGGTTACCTTCCGCAAAGAAGGTATTCACATGTATCCTGCGGCGGCTACAGATCCAAAACTTGCCACAGGCGATGAATACGATGTTAGCTTTTTGGGCACACCGCATCGCCATATTTTCCATTTTAAAGTTTATATTGCTGTCACGCATGATGATCGCGATATTGAATTTATTCAATTTAAGCGTTGGTTAGAGAAGTGCTATAACGATGGCACACTCGAGCTCAACCACAAATCCTGCGAAATGATTGCTCGCGAACTTAACGCAACAATCAACGCAAGATATCCAGGTCGTGAAACTTGGATTGACGTAAGTGAGGACGGCGAAAATGGCGCTTTCCTTAAGTTCATTAACTCCCTTTAAATAGGAAATCAGTATTATGGCACAACCTGCCTATATTCAAAAAACTCTCCGCATGAAGCCCGAAGTAACTAAGATCTTTGATGATCTTGATGCTTGGTTGGATCATTGCAGGTTTAATCTTCTTCCTTATAATCCTGCAGACTTGTACAAGTCTCAAGAGTATAGGTATTTTTCTCGTCCAGCATACGCTGGGAAAAATTTCAGAAAAGATTATCGTCCTAAGAGTCATGACAATTTTTCTCGTTGATTTAGAATCAGTAGAGACAAGGTACACGGGTCAATGGAAGGCCCATGTACCTTCCTTACTAAAGAAAGCAGGACATAATGTACGAGTTATATCAGGGCCTGGAGACATTCCTCCAGCAACTACGCCAGGAGCTTTTCTTAACTTTGGTGGCACCAATATATACAAGGCTAATCAAGTTGAACAAATTAGCCGCCTATTTTGCAATGGATCCATTGTGGCTGGCGATCACTTTGTGTTTACTGATGCGTGGCATCCAGGAATTATCAATCTCAAATACATGAGTGAACTACTAGGCATTCCGGTAGTCACACATGGACTATGGCATGCTGGCAGTTATGATCCTCAAGACTTCTTAGGTCGTCTTGTTGGCAAAAAGAAGTGGGTTAGAAACGCTGAAAAAAGTTTCTTCCATGCATTTGACCACAATTACTTTGCCACAGAATTCCATGTAAAACTATTCTTTGACGAACTATTAGAGGACGGCTGGCCTACTGAAAATCCATGGTATGAAGAAGATTGGGCTGAACGTTATGACAGTGGAAAAATTGTAAAAACTGGTTGGCCCATGGAGTATATGGAAAATACGTTAACTATGTATAAGGGCATGAAGAAGCGTGATCTTATACTGTTCCCTCATCGCATAGCGCCAGAGAAACAGGTTGATATTTTCCGTGACTTAAAAGAACACCTACCACAATATGAATTTGTTGTTTGTCAAGATCAAGAATTGTCAAAGAACGAATATCACAATTTACTAGGTGAAGCTAAGATTGTGTTTAGTGCAAGTTTGCAAGAAACACTAGGCATCGGTTGCTATGAAGGTGCTATTGTAGATGCTATTCCAATGGTTCCGGATCGGTTGTCATACAGTGAAATGTATTATGAAGGATTTAAATATCCCAGCGAATGGACTAAAGATTGGGATAGTTATCTAGCACATAGACAAGAATTGTGCCATCATATCATTGTTACAATGACACATTATGAAAAGCGCCTGCCTCAGTTACGTAAACAAACACAAGACTTAACTGAACAGTTCTTTAGTGCTAATAAATTGTTGGAGAATTTTAAATGAAATGGTTTCTAAACTTTTTAGAGAAGCATGGTCGCAAACGTATTGTAATGGATAGACAAGATAATGAACCGTATCTTGAACGTTACTACATTTTTCTCAAAGATAGAAAGCGGTTTCCCTTTAATGTATTCATCCATAAGTTTCTTAAGTCAGATCCTGATGATGTGCATGATCACCCATGGCCTTACGCTACACTTATCTTAAAAGGTGGATATCATGAATGGACTCCTATATTCGATAACGATGGAAAGAAGATTGCAGAAACGTGTGCATGGCGAGGCCCTGGACATTTTCGTATCTGCGGTGCTACTAGCTATCATCGCATTGAGCTCGATCCTAATATAACAGCATGGACAATGTTCATGCCCGGTCCTCAAAAACGCGAATGGGGATTTTTAGTTAATAATAAATGGATACACAACGACACATACCTAACAGAAAAAGCAGTAAAATGAACGCAAAAGAAAAAGAAGTAATGGATATTCTTCAAGAAGAATGTGCAGAAGTAATTCAGGCAGTTAGTAAAATTAGTCGATTTGGCCTAGATAATTTTAAGCCAGGCAAGCCTAAAACAAACCGTGAGCATTTAGAAGAAGAACTTGGAGATGTGTATGCCATGATTGAAATACTTCAAGAATTAGATGTAGTGAGTTGGGCTAATATTGAAAAAGCCGCTGAAGCTAAACGAGAAAAACTTAAACAATGGTCCAATATTTTTACGGTTTAAATTTAGTTATTGCTCTGTCTTGATCGTTACTACACACTTGCATTCCACAATTGTGCGGGCCAATAGGAAACATAAAATCTTTATTCCATATTGATCCAAAAGATTTATCATTACACCAACTACCTGTAGCCCACCCATTATGAGAGATAATTAATCTCTCAATCCCTGCATTGCACAACATTCCTGAATAAGATGGATTTTCTAAAACTTTAATCTCATTCCTTTCTTTAAAATTGTTATCTTTGAAAAACTTTTGTTCTTTTACTAGTTCACCAGATTCTGTTCCAACATCACCTGATATTGTTTGGAGTTGTTTTTGTGTATAAGGAAACATACCTATTGAATTGTCTGCTTCTATATAAAGTACAGTTTTTGAAACAACAATATTAAATTCTGTTTCGACATCTGTTGCACGTTGCATATCTTCGTTAAAGTGATCAGGTCGAATAGGTACTATTACATTAATTGGTTTATTGGCCTTTTGAAACGCTTGAATAATAAACCTTATTAAATTTGGATTTTGCCAGTAATGATATGATAGATGCAATGAATCAATATGTGGTTCAATTGCCCACCAATCTAACCAAAGTTTACCGCCGTTAGTTTTTAGATCAATATTTCCGCCTCGTTCTTTACACAACTTTAGCATCATAGGAAAATCAAACATATCCAAAGGTTCACCACCATCAAAGAACCAATCAATTTTTCTATCCAATGAGTCATAATGATTTATTATTTTTTTAGTAACTTCCATGTACTCTAAAATACCTCTAGGCATTTCCCCTCCATAGAATCTAGTGGGACAGTAGCTACATGATGCCGTGCAATAGTCATTGAGCATCCAATTAATTTTAGTTCTTAAATTATTCATTTTTTTACCATTAGTGTTGACAAACCTAAATATTAGTGTATAATATATTTAATACTTTTTCTAGGACAATAAATGAGTAAAATTAAAATAGCAGAACTATTCTACAGCATACAAGGAGAAGGACGTTATATGGGTGTCCCGAGTGTGTTCCTTAGAACCTTTGGCTGCAATTTTTCTTGTAGGGGATTTGGTATGCCGCGTGGCGAACTAAGTGAAGAAGCAAATAATATAGATCCAATCAAATATACAGAATATAAATCATTGCCTCTTGTGAGCACAGGATGTGACAGCTATGCGTCATGGGATCCAAGATTTAAAGATCTAAGTCCGTTATTGACTACAGATGCTATTATAGAACGTATCATGGAAATACTTCCACACGGTGAATGGCGTGATGAACATTTGGTTATCACAGGCGGTGAGCCATTGCTAGGTTGGCAAAAGCAATATCCGGATCTTTTAAGTAATCCCAAAATGCACGGATTGAAGGAGATTACCTTTGAGACCAATGGCACAATGAGATTGACCACAGGTTTTAAAGATTTCTTAACAGCATGGCAACAGCCCGCATTGGGCTGTAAAAAAGATCATGAGATTACGTTCAGTGTCAGTGCTAAATTGCCAGCAAGTGGCGAACCATGGGCAGATGCTATTAAACCCAAAGTTGTTTGCGATTATGAAAATTACGGCACAGCATATTTGAAGTTTGTTGTAGCAACAGAGCAAGATATTGAAGATGCATTAAAGGCCATGGAAGAATTCCGTGCCGAAGGCTTTAAAGGGCATGTATATTTGATGCCAGTCGGCGGAGTTGAATCAGTATATGCTCTAAATAATAAAACAGTAGTACTAGCGGCTATGAAGCACGGACTTCGCTACAGCGACAGATTGCAGGTACCGTTGTTTAAAAATGAGTGGGGAACTTAATATGAAACAATTTATTAAAAGACTGTTTGGATTTAAAGATCCAGAACCAGTGGTTGTTAAAGAAGAAGTTGTAAAACTTAGTCCAAAAGAAATTGCTACAGCCAATAAAGAACCGTGGGTGCAAGTATTAGATACTCATGTAAATAAAGACAATATCCGCAACGGATTCTTTGAGCTTGACTGGAATGAGTATTTTGTGTTACAATTGAAAGAAGCAGGATACAAAGGTGATTCAGAAGAAGCCATAGTTGATGCATGGTTTGGAGAACTATGTAGAAATGTTGGCAACGAATCAGGCATTAATATGAATCAGCGTACAGCAGGTTATATTAACGTAAACAATTTAGGTGATGGTAGAACTGAGGTTTCTTAATGTCAAAGACATATATTTTAGTAGACACGGCAAATACATTCTTTAGGGCACGACACGTTGTACGTGGTAGCTTAGAAGATAAGGTAGGTATGAGTTTAGCCACTGTATTAGGCAGTGTCCGCAAGGCTTGGAGAGACTTTAACGGCAATCACGTCATCTTCTTCTTAGAGGGACGTAGCTGGCGCAAAGACTTTTATGCGCCTTACAAACGTCAACGCACAGAAGCTCGTGCGGCACAGAGTCCTCGTGAACAAGAAGAAGATCGTGTGTTTTGGGAAACGTTTGATCAGTTTAAAGATTTTGTTATCAATAAAACTAATAGCACAGTACTACAACATCCACAGCTCGAAGCAGATGATCTCATTGCTGGTTGGATACAAAATCATCCAGAAGATACTCACGTGATCATTAGCACAGATGGAGACTTTGCACAATTGATTGCACCTAACGTAAAACAATATAATGGTGTAATGCAGATTACAACAACGCACGAAGGATACTTTGATGAAAAGGGTAAGCCTGTTAAAGATAAGAAAACTAATGAAGTAAAAGGTGCGCCGGACCCTACATGGTTACTCTTTGAGAAGTGTATGCGTGGCGATACTTCAGACAATATCTTTAGTGCTTATCCGGGAGTACGTGAGAAAGGTACAAAGAACAAGGTTGGTCTCCGTGAAGCCTATGCTGACAGAAACAACCGCGGATATTCTTGGAACAATCTCATGCTTCAGCGTTGGACAGATCACGAAGGTGCCGAACACCGCGTACTAGATGATTACACTCGTAATGTAAAACTCTGCGATCTAACTGCACAGCCAGATGACATTAAAACTATTATTAATGATACAATTAATACTGCCACAACCGCAGAGAAAAATATTCCGCAAGTCGGAGTTCGTTTGTTAAAATTCTGTGCAGAGTTTGATTTACAAAAAATAAGTGAACAAGTACAAAGCTATGCAGATCCACTTAATGCAAGGTACGTAGCATGAATGTTATATCAAAAGTATTAATTCCAAATAAAGAATGGATTATTGAAGACCGTGGTGAGAAAATAGGTTCTATTGTCAAACTTAAAAAAGGCTATGAATTTTTTAGACATGGCAAAAAATTAGGATTTAAAGATCTTAACGAAGTAAAAGCAGGCATTGGTGTTAATTTAATTGAAGGCCGAAATGTTCCTAAATTTGAAATTGAATCCGTAATACCAATGATCTATGATTTTCCTTGTAGCTCAAAGCCCTACGAATCAGTGTACAATGTTAAAAAGAAACTACCACTGTTTGCTAAAAGTGCAAAGAGTAAAAGCCAATATTGTGCAGGCTACTATGTAATTCAATTCCGCAAAGGATGGGTTAAAAGTTTTTGCCCTAAACTGATCACACTAGAACGTTATCCATTTCACGGACCGTTTAAATCCGAACAAGAAATGAAAACAATGTTAAACACTGTTAATAAAATATGAAACAACTTAATACATTGCCCATTGAAGATTTTATAGAAAAATCAAGAATAGCTAGAAAGACTGGTCAAAAATCACTGACTATGACCCAAAAAGAATATAGTGACCTAAGTGATAGCCTAGGTATGGTTATGACTAGATTAACAGGCAAGTTAGATCAAACATTGTCAGAAAATGCTCTGCCAGAGAAAATTGAAATCAAAGTAGACGGGGGCAGGTTTTAAAAAAACCGATAAATATATACGCACTTTTTCGGAGTACGTATATATGAGCAGGCCAAAACCCAAGGTTTTATTAGAAATAACAAATAAAAAATCCTACAAAACTGACCAAGTTTTAGAGTCTGATGCTATCTGGGCAGTCTTTTATCAAGATAAACCTATTAATTTAAAAACCAGTAGTCTAGTTGCACAACAACTAGGACCAAAATATAAAAAAGTTAGTTTTTCAAACAGCGGTCATGCATTCAATCTAGCAGAAAAATTAAACAAGTTATTCAATTGCAAAGATGATTTTTCCGTTTATAAACTAACAACTGGCGAAAAAATCACAGATGAATCAAAAGTATGAGATCACCAAACTAGTATTAGAAGCTAAAGGACTAGCATCTGATGAAAAACGGATTAAGCAAACTATCCCAATTTGGTGGGTCAATCCAAGAAGAAAAGAAAAAGGCGGACTTCGCCTAACTGAACAAGGGTTCGATTGTCTGCAACAAGCAGATATCAAATGCTATGAAATTAGATTTGATGAGCCCATTTTCTTTACCAATAAATTAGCCATTTGGATAGATCAAAATATAGACTGCCCGTTTTATCTAAACAATAAACGTATTTGGGTATTTGGAGAAAAGATGGCAGTTCAATTAGTGTTGTTTTCTGGCAACATTGCAAAATTTCAAAGAGCTCAAGAAAGATTTGCAGAAAAACAAAAAAACACTTGACAAGAGACAAGATCTTTGCTATAATTAACGTACTGTAAAACATACAGCTTCCACAGTTTTTTAAAGAAGGTACACTATGTCAAAAGAGATTTCAGCGCATCGTACAGTTAGCCCTAACGAAGCCAAAGCGGCTATCCGTAAGTGCATGAAAAAGCAACGCCCCGTGTTTATGTGGGGTCCCCCCGGAATTGGTAAGTCCGATATTGTTAAACAGCTTGGTGCTGAACAAGATCGTAATGTGATTGACGTTCGTTTGTCACTTTGGGAACCCACTGATATTAAAGGTATTCCATTTTATAATGCTAATTTGGGAACAATGAGTTGGGCTCCTCCACTTGAGTTTCCACAAGATCCTGAGGATACTTCCATCCTGTTCTTGGACGAATTGAACAGTGCGGCTCCCGCTACACAGGCCGCGGCTTATCAACTTATTTTGAATCGTCGTGTTGGTACTTACCAATTGCCCAAAGGTGTAACTATTGTTGCCGCAGGTAATCGTGAAACTGACAAGGGCGTTACGTTCCGGATGCCTGCTCCGTTGGCTAATCGTTTCTTGCACGTTGAACTCCGTTGTGATTTTGATGACTGGCACACCTGGGCTGTTAGCAATCGTGTTCATGAACAGGTTGTTGGATATTTGGGTTTTGCCAAGCAAGACTTGTATGACTTTGATCCACGCTCTGCGTCAAAGGCTTTTGCTACTCCACGTAGTTGGTCTTTTGTCAGCGAATTATTGGAAGAAGACGATGTCCCAGAAAGCACATTGACTGATTTGATTGCAGGTGCAGTTGGTGAAGGTCTTGCTGTTAAGTTTATGGCACATCGTAAAGTGGCCAAGCAAATGCCTAAACCAGAAGATGTATTGAGCGGTAAGATTAAGAAGTCTGAGATCAAAGAAATCTCTGCAATGTATTCATTGACTATTAGTCTGTGCTACGAGCTTCAAGAAGCTGACCGGAAAAAGGTTAAGAATTGGGATTCAATGGCAGATAACTTCTTTGGCTTTATGATGGATAATTTCCCAACTGAATTAGTTGTTATGGGTGCAAAAGTTGCACTCACAAATTATCAACTGCCTTTTGATGCCAGCAAATTGGATAACTTTGACAAGTTCCACAGCAAGTTTGGTAAGTACATTATCCAGGCAATGGAAGGTTAAAATTGGACCCTGCGGGGTCCTTTTTTACTTGCTCTTTGAGCAAAAAGACTATATAATAATATTATCGCAACTAGGAGTTATTATGGCTGTAATGAAACAAGAAAAACAAAAGAAACAAGATTGGGTAGGTAAAACATTTACCGAAGCTGAGAAAGCTAAAATTCTTGACAAGCTGATCACAGCCCGTGTAGGACTGTTGCTTCGTCATCCGTTCTTTGGCAACCTTGCTACTCGAATGAAAATGGTTGATGGCAGTGAGTGGTGTAATACACTGGCCACAGATGGTCGTAATTTTTATTACAATGTTGGCTTTGTTAACAAGCTAACTCCTAAAGAAGCAGAGTTTGGTTTTGCACACGAAGTCCTTCACAATGTGTTTGATCACATGGGACGTCGAGATAGTCGAGATCCGCAACTATCAAACATTGCCGCAGACTATGCGGCTAATCAAATCCTCAAAGACGAGCGAATTGGTACAGTGCCAAGTTTCATCCAGATTTTCCAAGACGACAAATATCGTGGCTTTAGCTATGAACAAATCTACGACGACCTTGAAAGCAAGTCTATCAAAATAGATATCAATAGTCTCGGTGAGTTGCTTGACGATCACTTAGATGGTGAAGGCGACGGTGAAGGTAGTGGAGACGGTGAAGAGGTTGATGGTAATGGTAAAGGTCGTCCTCGATTAACTGCTGAAGAAAAGAAACAAATCCGCGACGAAATCAAAGAAGCTATGGTTGCCGCCGCACAGGCCGCAGGTGCTGGTAGAGTTCCTGCAGGTGTTCAGCGTATGATCAAAGATTTTACAGAACCTAAAATGGACTGGCGTCAACTGTTGCGTATGAATATCCAAAGTATTCTTAAAAGCAACTTTAGTTTTAGCCGCCCTAACCGCAAGTCACAGCACTGCGGTGCTATCTTGCCAGGTATGTTGAATCAAGAAACTATTGATGTTTCCATTGCCATTGACATGTCAGGTAGTATTTCGGATAAACAAGCCAAAGACTTTATCAGCGAAGTTAAAGGTATCATGGACGAGTATGTGGACTTTAATCTCGACTTGTGGTGTTTTGATACAGAAGTTTATAACTATGCTCGTTTTACAGGCGACTGTGCTGATGATATTATGAGCTACGAAGTCAAAGGTGGTGGCGGTACTGACTTTGATGTAAACTTTGAGTTTATGAAACGAGAAGGTATTGAACCTAAAAAGTTCATTATGTTTACAGACGGTTATCCTTGCGGTAGCTGGGGTGACGAAGATTATTGCGATACATTGTTTGTCATTCACGGCAACGAAACCATAGTTTCACCATTCGGCCAGACTGCCTATTATAAATAAAGTAGGTATATAATGTCGCTAAATAGAGGGACAGTTAATGCGTTAGGTGTTTTGGGATTTAGGAAACTTTCCTTTATTCCAGAACACTTTGCAAGACTCTCGTTAGATCACAAGGTGGATGTTAAAGCTGTAGAACATTGGATTGAATATAACTTAAACAGTAGATATTCAATTAAAATGAATTACGGTTTGGATCATTCTAGAAAAGTTTTAGAAGTTACTGAGATTGGCCTAGAAGATCCAAAAGAGTTAACCATGTTATCATTAGGGTGTCATCATTTACATAAAAAAAAGGAATTTTAAAAAATGGAAAATCAAGAACAAGCACAAGTAGCAAGTGAAGATGTCGGTGGCGAGGCGGCGCCAGGACCAGAATTAACAATCACTGATTTAGTCAACATCCGTGCAATTATTGATGTAGCGGTTCGTCGTGGTGCATTTGGTGCCGCAGAAGCATCATCAGTTGGTGCGGCATTTGATAGATTAAACACTTTCTTAAATGCAGTAGCGCCACCAACAGAACAATCAGCACCGGCTGCTGAATAAGGAGAATCACATGAAACATGTGGGAAAAATGAAAAACAATTCTGCTAGGGTAGCAGTAGCATACAGGACAATCCCCGGTGATGCAACCAGTGCCTTGGTAATTGGTACTACTGGCCTCGGTGATGCATTTCACGATACACTAATGGCTTTAATCGAAAGCGACACTGGTCAACAGGCTAATGAACTCGCCGATGTTTTAGCGACACGCAGATTCCCAGACGGATCTGTAATGTTAAATTGGTTGCATCAAAATGGACACTTAAAGAAAGTTCCTACTAGTCTCGTGTTAATGACTCCAAACAATCAAACATTGCTTCCGTTAAATGAATTAAACGTTATGATTGCGGAACAAAAAGGTGTTAGCATTGAAGACCTAGCAGTAGGTGAAGAAGGCAAGACCAAAGAAAAGAAAAAAGTAGTTAAGGAAGAAATTATTATTCCAACTATTGAAGAAGTTGCCAATGATAAGTTGACTCCAACTGAGATGCGATCAAAAGCTGACAAACTTTTTAAAGAAGCTCAAGCACTACGCAAACAGGCTGATGCAATTGACCCTCCAAAGAGTAAGAAGAAAGAAGCGGCTGACGCCTAATGATGCATCCAGATTATGTTTACCTTAATGCTCTAAAAAATATTTTAGAGAATGGGGAAGATAGGCCTGATAGAACAGGTACAGGTACTCGTGGAGTATTTGGTCTTCAAATGCGATTTGATCTACAAGACGGCTTTCCTGCTATCACAACTAAAAAGTTAGCATGGAAAGCTGTCGTCAGTGAACTACTTTGGTTTATCGAAGGTAGTGGAGACGAAAATCGTTTAAAAGAAATCTTACACGGTGAGCGATATACTGACAAGAAAACAATCTGGTCAGATAATGCTACTGCACCATATTGGGTAAACAAAAAATTACAACGCCACCCCGGCGATTTAGGTCGTGTTTACGGAGTACAATGGCGTAGATGGAGGAAACCTTTAGTACGTATTAACAAGGTTGTACTGCAAAATCATGATCAGTTAATCGAGTTGATCAACGGAATTAAAGATGACCCGTATAGCCGCAGGCATATCATTACGGCATGGAATCCTGGAGAGCTAGATATCATGGCATTACCGCCATGCCATATGATGGCACAGTTCTATGTTAGCAATGGAAAGTTAAGCTGTCAGATGTATCAACGTTCAGCAGACATGTTTCTTGGAGTGCCATTTAACATCGCTTCATATGCATTATTCACACATATGATTGCACAGGTATGTAATTTAGAAGTAGGTGATTTAATTATTACTATTGGTGATGCCCATATATACAATAATCACTTTGAACAAGTCAAAGAACAACTTACGAGAGAACCAATGCCATTGGCCACATTAAATTTAAATCCAGATATTTCTGTTATTACAGATTTTGACATGGATGATGTTGAGCTAGTCAACTATACTAGCCATGATGCTATTCCAGCACCAATGGCTATTTAGACTACTAATACTTCAATAATTCCAAAGCCCTCGGATTGAGTTCCTAGGGCTTTTCCTATTACTGCTCCGCCAAATACGCTACTAGCCGCAACTCCGTACCCGGGTGTGCTACTAGTAACGATCAGATCACCTTTCTTAATATAGCCTTGAACTTTGCAAGGAACTCGACCTTTTAAAGCAATATAGGGGTGAGTTTCGTCGGATCCCGCTTCAGAATTCATCATATATGCTGGGTTTTTACTTACTATGCCCGCTACCCTTGTATCAGCAAATATTGTAGTAACAGTAACTTCTTTTTCGCCACCAATTACTAAAATTGTGCCTTCTTCGTAGACTGCATCGGCTTCGTAGCGTTCTGCCAAATCGGCATATAATGCAGAACTAGCAATAGTAGCCAAAATATTAGTTGCTGGATTATACTTAATACCGTCATCATAATAGGCTACACTGCTACCTGTATTAATAAATGGTACATTAAAATACTGATTTGACGACGTAGTCTGTGCAGAAATACCGCTACTACTGCCAGCTGTGGCCGAATATAAAGATGTTAACGATTCTGCGGCTGTTCCCCAAAAATAACTACTAGTATTCAAACCAGTAACTTCTTTTCTAGTAGAACCTGTTGCGGGATCTGCGCCGGCAAGTGTTATACCCTTTTTGATCCTTGTAAAGGTACTTGTCTTTGCAGGATATGTAGGGGCATCGGTGATCTCAGAATAATCTGGCATGTCATAAGTGTCTGACGATACAATTGCAATTACTTCATTGTCTGCACCAATTACGGCTTTGATATTATATATTGGAAGGTCAGGGGCTAGGATATCATATTCAAAATCGCCGCGCCATTGTGCTTTGATATCTGATCCTGTAATAGGACCAATTACAATATAACTACTACCATTCCATAATTTTAATTGGCCGTTAGTAGCATCGTACCACAAATCACCTGTAGTAGGATCAGAAGGAACTGTACTACCAGAATTAGAAGTTGCCATTGGTTTAAACTTTGCGGCAGTTGTACCACTAGCTTCTGCATAACATACATTTAAACTTTTATCTTGAGTGTTGTACCAAAGTTGTCCAAGAATAGGTTTTGTCGGAGCACTAGTATTTGAGAAATTTTCTAATAGTTTTAAAAAGTTTTCATTTTGTACTTCACCATAACCAGCATAATTTTTACCAACAAAAGTTAAGTCAGTGGTTTGGTCTAAAGATGCATCCTGGACAGTAGTAATTACTATTCCATTAGATTTATTAATGATATATGGCATTTATGAATATTCCTTAAGGTCGCAATGCTGTAAATTGTAGAGTTCTTACATTTCCTGTAGCAAAGAAATTAAGGTTATATGCATAATTTACTGAAGTTGTTACAGGCTGAATTAAATTAGTAATAGTACTACTTGTTGTATATTCACCGTTTGAATTTAAAGCAAATGTTCGAGTTGTTGTATCTAATGGCGATACACCAGTAATACTAAATCCAGTATATGGAATTCCACCAGTAATTTTGATATAGAATGCAGTACCTACGCTTACAGGATTTAAATAAGAGCTAGATGTTGTACTTGTGCTGTCAGTTCTAGCTACTTCATTCCATGCTGGTTGCATTACATTTATGTAAGTTGTACTAGACCACAACCATTGTACTTGACTAATAGTTGATGTTGATGTTGCAGTAAACGTGTAACCATAGTTAGTCAACGGCTCCCACCATGGGACTTGCTGTTGCGGATATAATTTTTTTAATTCAAATTGTCGAACTGCATACTCACTATTATAAGCAGTAGTAACTGCGACCCTTGATCCTTCATAATATCGCAAAGGATCATACATTTTTGACAAATCTTTAGCGATTGCATAGTTTGCCGCAGAGTAGTTAAGATAATTAGTATTTGTTAATCCAAAATTACCAGTTGTCATGGTAGCAGTATACGTGCCGTATGGAGTTATATTATAATATGCAGTTAAGTCAGTACGTTTTCCAGCGATCTGGGCTGAATCCATGAATATACGCCTACTAACACGGATATCACCTTTAACATCTAAGTCTTTAAAAACTGTTATACCTTCAACTATGTTGTTTATTTTGCCTTCACGAGAAGAACCATAAATGTCATAGCTGCCTTGAAGATAAACTGTAGAAGAATTTGCTTCCATAGTAAACGAAGCAGTGGTAATCAATCCAACATAACTACCATAAGAGTTAATCACTCCTGCTTTTTGTACAACTTTAGAGTACTGATCTCTGATTGCATTAGCCGCAGGAAGGATGCCAAACTTACCCAATAGTCCAGAAGTAGCCGGACCAACTAGATTATATGCATTACCGTTCCAAACTTTTAGCTGACTATTAACAGTATCGTACCAAAAGTCGCCAGTGCTTGTAGTGATAGGGGCAGTTCCGCTAACGTGTGATCCATATGTTGGTTGAAAATTTGAGCCATCATATACTTTTAATCTCTTTGATGTTTTGTCAAACCATAGCTGACCAGTTTGTGGGCTTCGAGGAATCTCAGCAACATATGAAGCAAAGCTAGTTAGTAACTTAACTAAGTTAGTATTATAGTATTCACCATAATTGTTTACGTTTTTACCTATTAAATCTAAGCTAGTAGAATAACTGTCAACTTCACCTACTGCAATAGTTGATAAAACGGTACCGTCATTGTTGTGTATAGTGTATGCCATATTATATTTTTATATGATAGTAAATTGATACCACTGTGGACGCGGTAGTATTCGTCGACGTAGTAACATTAATAAGATTTGGTACACAGAATGTGCCAGCACCAATAACTCCATACCTAGTTCCAATTGCAGTAAACAATGCTTGGTATGAATTTTGTAGATAAGCGTTTCCGTTGCACAACAAATATCCTGTAGGAGATGTTATACTTCCAGAGGGAATAATCATTCCTGTAGTAATTAATCCAGGATAAACATCTGCTAAAAAGTCTTTCTTAGCAATACTTTGAAGCTGTGTGTTTGCTGTACTAGTATTCAACACTAACAATGTTTGAGTAGCAGTTGTTGATGTAGTTACGCCACCAACTGGGCTAGCAATTGCGTTTCTTGTTAACGTTGTATTAAACGTAGTTGATGTGGTACCATTAAATGATACCGCAGTAGATGTGGAGTGACCAATTATTTGAAAGGTTCTAGCAGTTTCTAATGAGGTCGCAGTGGTAACACTGCCAAATATTCTAACGTATGTGGTTGAACTGCCAATGTTTTTTACAAATACTCTTTCAAAAGGAGCATCTGCTGTGCCGATGCTTCTAATTAAATTACTAGGAATAATATTACCAACAGTTAGTGAGTTAGTAATTGTTGTCATTCCATTTACAAGTAATGAACCTGAAACACCCACTGATCCCTTTATAGAAGCAGAACCGTCTAAGTTAAGACCCACTGACGCAGTGTTAGATGATTTTACAATTATATTATCTCTAAATGTTGCTTGGCCGTTTATCGACAGTGCTACATTCTCAATAGTAGATGTGTTAATTCCAATATTGCCATTTGCCCCATTAAATTTAATGTAGGACTTTGTATTAATACCAATCTTCAACGAAGAATTATTATTTTCATAATTAATAACTGCGCCAGATGAGGTAGTATATATTTGAATTTCTTTTCCGTCTTGGCGTTTAACAAATAACCCAAGCGGTGATTGAACAATTAAAGAACCGTTATGCAATTGTCTAGTAAGACCCGGTACAACATTCTTTAAAACTTCACTAGCTTGTATGTAAACACCGTTAGACACTTCTAACGCTTTGGCTTTATCTGCAAGGCCGTTAAAACGTGCAGTAACATTAGTTGTAAGATTAATGCCAGGATTTAAACTTGCAAAGCCATCAATGACTGTTCTTGGGGTAAAGCTGTTATATGAAATAATTTCTACAACTTGGCCGTTCACCCAATTTAAAATTACTGGGTAGTTCTCTCCAGTATTGCTTGCTAAATTAACTGATTCGCTGCCTGTCTTAGAATCGCCAGTAGAAACACTAGGTCCAACCAATGTCCAGGAATTTCCATATCTGATCTTAAGCTGTGTATTTCCAGTGTCAACCCACATATCTCCATCAACAAGATTTTGACTGTATTGAATGCTAGGATCATTAGCTTGTTGATATATACCTGTAGCACTAGGCCATCTTGCACTAGTAGCTTCGCCATTATTAATTCTTAAAACTTTTCTACTAGGATTGCTAGTGTCATACCATAATTGCCCTTCGATAGGACTCATAGGAGCATTAGGGCTTGCAAAATTTTCTAATAATTTTAAAAAATCTTGTGCAATAGATTGACCATAAGCAACATATCCTGGACCAACTAGATCTAAACTAGTGTCATAATTATTCTTAACAGGTCCTGTTACAGTGATCTGATTAATTTTACTAGGATCGGAAAATTTTAATGTATATGAAGTTGCCATGATTAACTTCCCATATTACTCAAACTTTGAATACGAATTGTGTAGTCAATTTGAATTAATCTATTCAAACTTTTTTGTACTGGGTGAAAAATAACGTGAGTTAATAGCATTCCTTGATTAGGACCTTCTGCACTAAAAGATTTTAAACCTAATTCATCAAACACATAGCTGTTTTGCGAGTTAGTAGCATTGTCAAATGCTAATTGATCACTAGGTTCACCAAAATCTAACAAGCAACTTACTAGCACATCAGTGTACGGGACTCCTGGAATGTGTCTAGTTTCCATAAAATTTCTAGCAGGGTCTAAAGAATAACTCTGTTTAGCATCAACGGTTTTATAATATGTTTGATTATACAATGCGGCAATGTTTCCTGTGTTATTAGGAGTTAAGTATGTAATAATACCTGTAGGATCTACTCGAGTTCCGCCATTACCAAACACCATTTCTGCAATGGTTCCTTCACCTTGATTAGCGATACTTTGTGCCAGTGCTATAGAAAAATTCTCATAATGAATTGCGTTTCTTTTGTCAATGAATACTTCTTTAGTTTCTGGATCGTAGATTTTAATGTGGCCTTGGATGCTAACACTGCCGGCTTCATTTGGTCTAGAGGCTGGCTGTACCTTAGATTCAGTTGGTATATTACTCATGTTTTTATCTTCTTCCATAATGATATTTATCCATATAATTTATTCAGGTTATCTTCCGTAT